AACCGCCGAGAACAAAAGAATTGATTCCAGGGTCGCTGAATTGGAGATGGAACGCAGGAATATTGCACAGAAAATTTCAGACGTAGAAAGACAGCTTTACCTTTTAAAACAGTTTAGTTTAAGAAAGAACGAGCTTCTACAGAACGAAGTAAATGAATATCTTGATTTCTGCTCTGTAAAAATGTTCCGTCCGCTTATAAACGGAGACATCGAAGAGTGCTGCGAATTTACATACCGCGGAGAAATGTACTCAAGAAATTTGAATCACGGATGCAGAATTCTGACAGAAATCGATATTTGCAGAGCATTCCAGAAACGATGCAATTACAGTTTCCCGATAATTATTGATGACGCGGAGTCCGTAGACGGATGGAGAATTCCTAACATCGAGAATCAGGTATTGATTCTCAGAAGAAGTGATTCTGAATTGAAAGTTTTAAATGTTGAAAGGAGATAATGATATGGCAGAGGTAACAGACGTTGCAGTAAAAGAAGAAAAAAAGGAAGTGTCGAGTCACAACAAAGTGACAGACTATAGTCTTGGCATTTTCGGTACGTCTGACAATTTTATTATGGCTATGCAGATGGCGAAAGCGCTTTCGAGCTCCACAATCGTTCCAGCTGCGTTTCAGAAAAACGACGCAAACTGCTTAATTTCGATTGAACAGGCACAGAGATTACATGTTAGCCCACTGATGGTTATGCAGAACTTATACGTGATTCAAGGCAGACCGTCTTGGAGCTCAAAATTTCTGATCGCAGCAATCAATAATTCCAGAAAATTTGACATCGAATTGCAATTCGATGAAAAGAAAGACAAGAACGGAAAGCCATTTTCGTGCACTGCATGGACAATGAAAAACGGAAGGCGCATTGAGGGCATGACAGTTGACATGGACATGGCGAAGGACGAAGGATGGCTCAGCAAAAACGGCAGTAAATGGAAGTCCATGCCGCAGTTAATGTTAAGGTACAGGGCTGCTTCTTTCTTCTCAAGCCTCAATTGTCCTGAATTAACGATGGGGCTGTATACAAGAGAAGAGCTGCAGGACAACGATTTCAAAGAATACCCTCTGGAAGAAATGAAGGAGCGGGTCAAAAGAGATATTGAATCTAACGCAAACATGGTCGATTTCGAACCAGACGGGCCAGAAGTAGTAGAGGACGCGGACGGGCAGCAGGCAATGCCAGAATTTATGCAGGAGGGATAGAATGAGAGTAATTTCACAGGACGGAACGATTGATGTTCCGTATGAAAATTGTGTATTTGGAATAACTTTAGATAATTGTATATCGGCGGTTGGGGATATAGCAGTAAGTCCAAATGAAGTCATGAATGGAATCATGGCTAAATATTCATCCAGAGGAAAAGCACTGAAAGCCATGGAAATGCTGAGAACGGAATATTTATCAAGGATGCAGCTGGAAGGTGGCTATGACCATGTGCACAGATGCTATATTCAACCGAACTATTGGGTGCTTCCAAAAGTTTTTCAGTTCCCGACGGACGATGAGGTGTAAGTATGAGACAGAATCCATGCAGGCATTGCTCCAGTTCGTACGAGTTCAAAGGAAAACATTACCCATCGTTTTCTGAAACATGCGCATGTTGCGAATACAGAAAAGAGCACAATCTTTATCTGAAGAGCAAAAGAAAATATACAACCGGAAGCAAGATATCAACGATGGATGAACTTATGGATCAGACATTCATTATGTTTCACGGAAGGACTACGCATATCGAAGCTGTAAAGTCTATGCCGTATAGACTGATACTTAAATTCCTTGCAGACGGAGTGTTTTGCAAAGCTATAAAAAGAGAAAATGAGTAATTGAAAAAGAATTGGAGTGGCGTATGGAAACATTATCGTTTTTAGAAGCAGTTCAGCGCGACATGGCTGATAATATTTACAATTTTTGCAAGGACGGAAAATGCAGCCAGTGTGGTAATTGCTGCAGCAACCTTCTTCCTATGAGTGAAAAGGAAATTTCTGCTATTCACCGTTATATAAAGAAGAAGCACATTAAAGAGTGCCGACATATAGCTCCTGCGATAGCAATTTACGATATGACTTGTCCGTTTCTCGATACAGGAAAGGATTGCGAGAAATGCCGTATTTATCCTGTACGCCCAGAAATTTGCAGACAGTTTATTTGTGATAACGAGCAGAGGGCAAAGCATAATCGGAAGCTGTATGGTCAAACGAGGAACATTGTCGATGTAAGAAATGAGTTTTTTGGTTTGCGAGGTGAGGAATAATTGAAACTTAAGACATTAGGATCCGGCTCTTCCGGAAATTGCCATTTGCTTATTGCTGATAACGGGGAAGCGTTGATCCTGGATTGTGGAATACCGATCAAGGAAATTAAAAGAGGTCTGGGGTGGAACATTAAAAAAGTTTGTGGATGCGTTGTTACGCATGATCACGAAGATCACAGCAAATCGCTAAACGATCTTGAGCGTATCGGCATTCCAGTGTTTGCTCCGTATCACCACGACATCGGCGTGAAATTCGGCGGCAGATGGAGTGTCAGGACATTTGAGCTAACCGACCTGAACTTGAAATTCGCTCACACAAACAGAGATGGCAGCCCTTGCCCGTGTTATGGCTTTCTGATTGAACACCCGAAAATGGGGCGGCTTCTGTATCTTACGGATGCGGAATTTTGCATGTGGAGATTTCACAATGTCAATCATATCCTTATTGGGGTGAATTACGATCCGGAAATCATATCAAATGATAACGCAAAGGCGAACCATGTTATACGTGGACATATGAGTATCGACACTGCATGCGAATTTGCAAAGGCCTGCTACACCAGTCAGCTCCAGAACGTTGTTATGTGTCATTTGTCAGCAGAAAATTCGGATAAGGATATTTTTATTGAGAAGATGCAGAAAACAGTTCCGCTGGCAAATGTATGTGTTTCAGAGCCAGGGATGGAACTGGAATTAAAAAATCCGGGAATGTGCCCGTTTTGAAAATAAAAAAATGAAAGGAAATTTTGTCAACTACACACGATCTAAAGGTCATGGGCTTGTAACTGCCCAGTCGTACTAACGGTTTACACCTCCGACCTTTAACCCCAATAGATACTGCTATCTAAAGTGGCGTTACATCATAGGATGGTTGACAACACCCTTTGTAGCAGAGTTTACTCTGTTACAACTGTATTAGGTACTTGGCTATCTGCAAGATAGTCTATTCCCATACGATACAGATTCATAGCTCCAATGCGGTCATCATTAGATTTATAACCACAGTTTTTGCAAGTAAACAGATGCATCTTCTTATTGCGGTTAGCCTTTTCAATGTGTCCACAACAAGGGCAACACTGACTTGTATAGCGAGGATCTACCTTAATAACAGAAGATTGATTCTGTTTTGCTTTGTAGATTAGTTTTTGCTCAAGGTCATAGAAAGACCATGATACAGAAACATAACGGTCTTTTGTTTTAACACGTTCTGTAGCATTACGAATACCTGATAAATCTTCCAATACAAAGAGAGTGTGCTTGGGGTTATTTTTGACGAGTGCCTTTGATACCTGATGGTTAATATCCTGCATCCAACGGTTTTCTCGCCCACCAATAGCTTTTATTCTTCGTCTTGAAGATGAGGTCTGTCGCATTTGGAGTTCTTTACGAAGTTTGGAATAATTAGCACGTTTTTGCTTCATAGCCTTACCACTAACAAATCCAGACTTGTTTTTGCTGTCATAAGTGGCAACAACAAAGTTAATACCTCTATCTATACCCACAACATTACAGATGTCAGAAACATTACTTTCTTCGACATCGTAGGTTACTGGTATGTGAAGATAATACTTGCCATGCTTATTTACAAGTTTAGCTGTACCAAACTTATAAATCGTATGGTCGAAATACTTAGACATTCCGTCTGCAAAATAAGATAACTTCACACGACCGTTTAGCGTATTGATTGAAAAGCAGTTTTGTGTTAAGGAATAATCTCTGTTCCAAACCAAATCATACTGAGGCTTTTTGAACGAGGGTTTCATCCATTCGTTTTGATTCTCAAGAATGGTCTTATATCTGGCGATAACAGTCTTCAAAACAGACTGAGCCATTTGCGATTTAAGGTTAAAATTTTCCCGTAAAGTAGAATACAAAACCTTATTGAGCGAAAACTGCTTTAAGTCATGAGTACGGAATACATAGTCTGAAACATAATTACAGGCATTACGATAAACAGACATAGTTTCATCAAGCAAAACCTTATCTGTTTCATCTACGACTATTTGAATTTTAGCTGTAATAGTCATTTGTTCCATATATGTACTCCTTTCATAGATATTTCACTAAATATATTATATAATAATAATTAGTGAAAATCAATGTTTTGAGGTGACGTGAATTATGGATAATAGATACAATCGTCATAACAGACGGAAATACAGCCTTAAAGTAGATATAGTTCTAGTAACCAAATATCGTAAACAATTACTCAAAGATTCTATCGCTGATGATGTTAACGATATTGCTAATACTTATGGCACAAATATGGTTCGTTTCTGTCTAAACAGTATTGGAAGAAAAAAATATTTTGGTCAGACGGATATTTTGCTTGCAGCATTGGAGAAGTATCGTCAACTACCATACAAAAATATATTGAGAATCAGGGTTAACGATTAAAGATTTACAAGGCTCCTCCCACCACCTAAAGGTAGTGGGTTTCCGCCTATGGCAAACGAAAGGGTTTTATTTATGAAAGAGAGCCCTGGAAAAGTCGAAATACATGAGTTGTGCCTGTTGATAATTATGTTATTTTCTATATCCCCGATAAGACAAAGAAATTGGTTACAGTGATTCGGGTTATGTATTCCGGAAGAGATGTAGATAAGCAGCTTGATGAATTTACAAAGTTATAATCATAAATCCTATGAGGCGTATGAGACATTTGGTTTCATACGTCTTTTCTTTTTTACTTTTTTGAGTTGACTACCGGTCAACAGAAGTTGACCGTTTGACGAACGATTTATTCCGTGGCGTTCCGTAGAATTGCATGTGTAAGCAAGAGGTGACGCAAGCCGGCAAGC